AGAGGACAGTAGGCATAGTAGGAACACCGTAGTTAGAAGGTTCGTCCCAGACATAACTTTCAGATACAGGGTTCAAGTTCTCAAGGTCAATAGAGAAGGCATACTTGACATCATCTGAGAAGTCCAGGGCATAGCCACAAGCCACAGAGTAAGGGTTCTCGGTAGTAGCAAACTCTGGCCTCCACTTAGGGATACGTTTAAGCTGGCTAGTTGTGCCGAAGTGTTCATATGCTGTTTCAAGGTTAAATGCGATAGCTTGTCCCATATCTGAATAGTTGTTTGATTCGTCCTCGTTAGCCATAATAAGTCCGATACGGCTATGACCGCATAGGAAGCGGTTTGAAGCGTTTTGGCGTGCTGAAGTAGCGGATACCCAAGTATTCGAGTCGAAGCTCTCCCACTTGTTAAGGTTGATGTTATAGACCAAGCAGTGGTTGTTAACGCCGCTTAGAGAATCTGAGTAGTAGACGTATAAGCGGTTCTTGTAAAGGTCAACTACGATACCTTCCTTGTTAGGGATAGCGTCATAGACGTTCTGAATAGTGTTCTGGGTAAGGCTATCCTCGTCCATACCGTTAAAGCGGTAGATTCCGGTATCATTTGCGAAGTAGGCATAGTTAAGGTCGCATACTATAGATTCTTGGCTAAACGTTCCATTCTGTGCGGTACATTGGCTCTGACTCCATTGGTCTGCAGTCTGTGCGTACATTTGATATTTATTGCGTCTGGTTAAGAAATAGTAGACACCACCGAGGTTAAACATAGCCGTGAGTGGATCGCCAGTCTGGATAGCTGGGAAGTTCTGGTAGAAATCAATGCAGAACTTATCATACGAGTTAACTGGGATAGCTGCATTATTGACGGTTTTAACTGTAAAGTTTGTACCATTCTTAGCTGTGATTTCGCCAACGGTAGATCCGTGGTACATAAGGTCGCCAATTTCTGCATTAGCTGGAGCTTTAGAAGTAAGGGCGGACATTGTAGACTGGGCTACGGTTGTAGTCTGGTCGTAGGTCGTAGGGAGTGCAACCGTTGTAGTAAAGATAACAGCTGGTGCATAAGCGTAGCCGTAAGGATAAGTCCAAACAGCCTGGGTATCTGTTATTGCGTCCATATACATAATGTTATCGCTCATACCGTCCATAATGTTTGAGGTATGGAGTGTCATAGCTTCACCCGTAGCTAGATCATTCGTAGGGATAGCAGTATCAGACCAGGAGTTAGATGGATCAAGTAAGCGTGGCCCTTCTAAACCGTCTGCATAGCGAACTTGGTTCAAGTCTTGCGTAAAGCGGACGTGCGTTACACCAGAAGGGAGATCACGAATCTTGGTAACCGTTCCATCGGTTGCCATACGGTATAGCTTCTCATTCTGTGTAAAGAGAACTGTTTTAGTGCCGTTGATGTTAGCCTCGAAGATATTATCTACACGACCTTCCGTGCAAGTCTTTAAGACATAGCAGAGATTCTTACTAGCGTCTGTTTCAATAACATAGTCTGAAGCGACATTACCTTGCGTGCCAACTCTGATTTCAACAGGTGTAGCAGTCATAGCGTATGGTGTATCCATAAACACAGCTTCGAGCGTCTGGTATGAAGTTGTTATAGTGGACGGATCTATAAACGTTTCCGAGAGCTTGTTGTTGTTTACCCATAACGAGATGCAAGGCACAGCGTAAGTATCGCCGACCTTTTTAATTTTAATTTTAGCCGAGTATATAATAGCACTACTTAACGCTGAAAAGATAGCAGGTTTAACCTCTGCGATAGGAGTATCAGTATTTGCACTTGAGATAGTGTTTTCAAGGTCTGCATAGCCAATAGGGTTCATTAGCTTTTTGTAGCCAATTCTGGTCTTATACTCGCCGATACGGTCGAAGCGAGCGTCCTGTGCTAAACGTAGCTCGCTAGTTTTCATAGTGTCGTTTGGCTTATAAGTTGCGATACCATCTGCGAAGTTATTTGTAGTAGGGGAAGACTTGCCGGTTGACACTTTAGGAATTTTTTTAATCTTTGTGAACCTTGACTGCACCATAGCTTATACCTCGTTGATTCTGATATTGAATGGAGTTTGCATACGGTTGCCACCATCGAATTGACGTGGGCCGTATCTCATAGCCATATTTGTGATAAGTTCCGCCTTCTGGTTGTCGTAGATCTGTGCGAAGTCGTAGTTTCCTCTGCGACGTTCTGCTCTAGCTACAGCACCGAGAATGAGAATCTCACGATACTCGCTAGGGATAAGTGGAACGTCAGTAGGGTTAGTAAGTTCCTGTGGCTTTGCAAGATAAAGCATTTTTAGCGTGTAGTAGTTATCAGGGTCGTTATCGTCGATAGTTTCGCAGTCTATCTTTGGAAGGTAGTAGTGAACCTTGTTACCGATAACGGTGTAGAGATACACTTTAAGGCCTTTATATGCTGCGTAGTATTCTCTAGGAGCAACATATTTAAGAGGCCATTTCATACCGCCTTTTTCAACTACTAAACGTTCCAAAGTTTGGAAGTCTGCTGGGGCTTCTAGCTCGCCAGAATCAAGAGTTTGGTAGTCATAAGTCTTCTCGAAAAAGCTACACGGAACCTCGCCAAAAAGTTCGTTGTAAGCTCGATTCAGATAACGAATTATACGGTTGTCGTCATACGACTCATCTTGTAGCTCGTCTTTCACGTCTTCTACAAGCGTTGATAAGTTATAATCAGCGTCCATTTATTACCAGACGCACCGCCATTACTTATATTATAACACAAAAAAGGCTCTCAGGTTAGAGCCGAGAGCCTTAATTGTTCTAGGTGGTTGTCCTATCTATAATTAGCCCGAAATGGTGCTTGAAGTGATAGAAGCAACAGCTTTCTTCTTACCGTTAAGAACGAATGAATCGTAGATAAAGCGGCCTGTGAGGACTGAACCGTCAACGAGTTCTGAGTCGGTGATGATACGAGTCTTCATAATTTGCTTTGCACCTAAGAGAGCGTCTTTGTGCCAGAGAACACACTTAGTGTTTGCTGGGAAGTAGCTCTGTGGGGTAACGATGATGTTGACACCATCGAGTTCGCCTACGAAACCACGAGGGAGAAGTTTGTCGTTGTAAGCGTTTGCGTTTACAGTTGAAACGATTTTGCTCTTGATAGCAACATACATTTGTGGGGTAACGAATGCGAAACGGTTGCTTGTTGGAGCTTTAGCTTCGTCGAGGTAAGCGTTTGCTTTCATAAAGTCTTCGTAGACGTTATCGCCTGCAGAAACAGCTTGTGAAACTGCAGTAGCACCAGCAGCACCAGCTGCGATACGGTTAGCGTCGATTTCTGGGATAACTTGTTCGTCCATTTCAGCACGGAGAACTTCACCAGCTTTCTTAGCGAGAGCCTGTTGTTCGTAGTTACCACGGTCGATAGTAAGTTTGAAACATTTATCGTTGTTGAGTGTGTATGGGGTAACGACATCTTGAATTTCGTTGTTACCACCGAAACGGTCGCCAGTTTCTGAGCGGTTGTAGTTTGAAGTTGCAACAGTTGTTACTGTGTAAACGTTAATGGTCTTTCATTTAATTGTGTTAGCTATATGTTGCCATATAGATCAGACTATATCTTCACCTGATTTATCAGGGCCTCCCATTTCGGTTTTTTGATATTATCTCACCTACATTTCGCCCTATTATTGGGCCTACTCGGTTCTATCTTTCGATAGCCTTTCCCTAGTCGTTGAACCTTACCTTACGGTCTTGGCTGCTGATTGTCCACGTGGGAGTTTCCAGCAATTAGAGAGGTTTTTCAAGTATATTCCTATACAGGGGCGCTCAGAACTTTCGTTTAACGCCGTCGAAGTCGTAGTTTTGGTTGACTGCACGATCGGTGTAAGAACCTTTTGCGAAAAGCTGATCTAACTTATCAGCATATTTTGAAGCAAGGTTAATTGCCATAAAGGTTTGTACTCCTTATAGAATTGTTAAAGTTGTCTAGTAGTTAAACAGCTAGAAACCGAGTCCTTCTAGGAAAGAGTCGTTATCAGCTGGTTTGTCGAACTGCGTAGAATCGGTAGAACCTTGTTTGGTTGATTTAGCAGCTTGACGTGCAGACATTTCTTTCTTGACCTCCTGTCGGAGTTCTTCTGTAAGGTTCTGCTTCTTCTCGTCTAACTCTGTGTTGATGTTGCCACCGACAAAGTTATACACGTCATCAAGTGTGATAAGACCATTCGTGTATAGGTAGCCTCTTACGATAGGGTTGCCGTTCATATCGAGAGCTGGTTGGCCGCCTTGCATAATCGGTTGGCTAAACCATTCCATCATCTTCTGTTCGGTTTCCGGTGTTAGCTTCTTCTCTTGCTTCCATTTCTCTACCTCACGTTCTGTCTTTAATGCTCGCACCTCTGAAAGTGCCTGCATATCTGGGGTATTCTGTTTCGGCTGAGCGTTTGCTAACTCACGTTCGAGTTTGGCCTTCTCTTGTGACTTCTGATAGAAGCCTTTTTCAGCGTTTGCATACATATCAGCAAGTTTTCTGACATCTTCAGGCTTGCTTGGATCTATACCTTTTTTCGCCAGGAACTCATCTATTGCATCGCCAGTTTGTGTTTCTTCTTGTTTTTCTTCAGTAGAAACCTCTGTCGATTCACTAGCTTGCTCTTGGCTAGCTGTTTGTTCTTCGTTGGTTACCTCTACTGCTGGGCTGTCTGTATTTTCACTTTGCTCTGCTTCTTGATCGGCGAAGTCAGAGGGATCGAATAGGACTTCCTCAGTTCCAGTTTGTTCGTCCATAGAACTCTCCTTATTGTTAATATCTGCGTACGGAACCTCTCGATTCCGTCAGCCCAGCTTATCTCACATTTGGCGATGCGTGTGGGCCTTCCCACAATTTAAAGTTGTTATACTTTTACCGATGACTAATCTCATTGTTTCGGTTCAGATAAGCTGGCTTGACGGTTGCTATCAGAGAATTACTTTCGGACTACTCCTGGCCTCCCTTCTTATGTTCTTTAACCTCCGTATCGGTGCTGTTAATGAAGTCAATAACACTCTTGATACCGCTTGCACGGCCTACATTAGCTGCGATTTGCTCGTTAGGGCATTGGAGCTTGAGATATACGCTCTCGGCCGTTTCAAGGGCCTCTGAACGCATATCATCTAGAAGCTGTCTAAATAACTTGCCATCTTCGGACTCAAAGAAGAAACTGTGTAGTCTTTTCTTATCCTCGTATGTAAGTTTGTTAAGCTCCATAAGCCTCCTCTAAGCTAGGTTGTTCTTCTACCATAGGTTGTTCTGGCATAGTCATTTCTGTCTTAACTTCTTCGGTCTGTGCTGGGAGCATCTGTTGGGTTGGAGCAATAATCTCTTGTAGTTCTTCGTGGTTAATGTCAGGGAGAACCTTAGGCAAGATATACTCTTTAATCTTGTTAAGGTCGTTAGATGGGTCTGCAATAAGCATTTGGTATGCCTGCATATACATCTCACGTTTCTCTGCATCTTCAAGCTTCTTCATAACGTCAAGCGTTACCATAGGTGTATATTCGCCGAGGAAGCGGTCCATATCGACTTGCTCGAACTTAACACCTGCGTCTGTGATATTGCGAATATAGAGGTCTTTGCCACCGTAAAGTTGCAAGAGCTTAAAGACGATAGTAGCTTCTTGGAAGAAGAAACCGTTTGCAAGGTTCTGTGCTATATCTTCGATTCTAAGGTCGCTCTGACCGAGCATAGCTTTAATCTCGGTAGCAGTTGTAGAGTCGGTAGCTGTAACACCTTTAGAGATTTGTGAAACGGAAGAAACCTCTCTGATTTCGTCCTTGATATTCATACGCTCGTTAAAGAGTGAAGTAGGAATTGCAGGTGGGTTGTTCCAAACCATAGCACCAGCAGGTAATGGATAGACCTTGCCCGGAGCTTGTCCGAGCTGGTCGATGTAAGTAGCGTACTTAGGATCTACAGTCTTTTCAGGGTAGACAGCCATAAGTTCGGCTTCTACCTGAATTTCTGTCATCGTGTTTAGGAGTTCCTGCTGGTCTGCAATAATGTCGACATCACCTGTACCGTAAGGGAGTGAAATATCTTTATATTCGCAATCGTGTGCGAATGGGAATAGTCCGGCGTTTAATGGGTCAAACTCCTCTGGGAACTCGCCGATGTCGTAGCCTTCGAGTTCGAGAGTGTTAAGTCTTTCAAGTTCCCACTCTTTGCGTCTGATTTCAAACTTTGACTTCTCCATAGCATAGTGTGGGTTCTCTTTTTCTTCAATAATAGCTGAGCGGTTAGCGATGACCACTACCTTCTTACGAGTCCAGATTTCGATAAGCTCTACTGAGTTCTTATCTTTCTTAGCGATAGAACCGATAACTTCTTCTTTCTTAGCCTTATCGGTTTCGTTGTCATCTGTCTGTGAACCGATTTTGTCGAGGTTCTTGTAGCGTGACACATAGCGTTCTTTCTCGAAGTCATAGACCTTTTCTTCTTTAAGGTCTTTAAGGCTTACGAAGATTCTGCGGCCAACATAATGCCAGCTCTCAGGGTCACGAGCGTTAGGGTCGATAATCATATCACGAATAGGTATAATCTCTTTGTGAACGTATCCGCCATTTTTATCTTGTATCCAAGCGTAGTAAGCACAGAAGTTGCCTGTGATAAGCCCTTGACGGCCCATATCCTTATTTTTTCCTACCCAGTTGTCTTTACGAGCGAAGTCTTGATAGACCTCGTTTAAGACTGCCGTGTCTGCGTCCTGGTCTTTGTTGTTTGGGATATAGTTTACTTCTGGTGGACGGTTAAAAAGAGCCGCAACTTTGGTGTTAACCATAGAGTTAGTCATAGGCACAAAAGCCTCAACCTTGCCAGGGTGTGTCACCTTAGTTTTGCGGTTGTTGTATAATTTCCAGTTTCTTTCCCACCTTTGGTGGTAGTTTTCTTTAGCGTAGTCCCAAGAATTATTGAACCACTTAAGATACTTCTGAAGTTTGTTTGCTTCAGCCTGCGATTTCTTAGATGTAATATTTGCGTCTGCCAAGTTATTGCCAAACGCATCGCCAATTACCACCATTATAACATATTTCCTTAATAATTACCAAACTCTTTCGGCACAAAAGTTCTAAACTTAAACCCACCTTCTATTGTGTTTGCTTGGCTTCTAATATCGTCAAGCGACATAACAGCATACTGAAAAGCATCAGCACCGTGTGAGCTTTCATCGTGCTTTGGTGTCTGACTCCAAATCTTATTCTTAACAGAATATTCGTAATGGTAGCCACCTAGACGTTGTAAACCTAGTTCGCAACCCTTAGCATCAAACTTAAACGTAGAGAAACCACCACGAGCTAGATCAATAGCCTTGTAACCTCTGTTCGGTGGTAGTACCTTAAACCTAAACTCTGGATACATCTTTTCAAGGTCTTCTTTAAGCGTTGTGGCTTCTATCTGGTCTGGGCTTGTAGCACGGTTTGAGCGTTGTTCTGCATCGTGTGGGAGATAGATTTCACCATAACGGTAGCCTAATTCTTTCAAGTCCATAAAATAGCTTGAGATAGTACGTCCGAAGTCCTCGATATACTTGATAAAGTGGACTGAGCCTTCAATAACCTGATAGAGCCAAACTGCGGTTGAGTCTGACACACCTAAGTCGAACGCTGCGTAGACAACCTTGTCTGAGCGGTATGGATAGTCGCCGATTCTGGACTGATTGCGAGCTTCCGAGAGTTGCCTTGAGAAGATACCACCTGTTCTCTCTGTTAGAGGTTCGCCAAGCCAGACGTGTCGGTACATTTCAGGATCTAATACCTTAAACTGCTCACGTTCTTCAATCGTTTCAGTAGTTAAATAATCTTCAATATCGGTGGAGTTAATGTGTTGGATAAAAGTGCGCCCATCGTCAAACGGTTTAGTGTCAGGCAAATTGTCTTCGCCGATAAGTGGTTCTACGATACGTTTTCTATATGGATCGTGAACCGATAAACGGTTGGCTGAAAATATAATCATAGATTTCTTTTTACGGATAGTCGGGATAAGTGCGTTCAACATTTCAGCCGATATTGATTGGGCTTCCTCGACCCATACTATATCAACTTCCTCTAAACCTTTAACACGTTCAGCGTCAATAGCACCCTTATTCTCACTCGTCCTAAGACCCATAAGAAGTATCTCTGAACCATTGGCGTACTTTAGCCTTTTATCCTGAATTGTCCAACCAGGGAGGTTCTTGTCGTTAATAACAGACACGAGCGCTTGTTTGACCGAATATGTTGTTGTTTTTTCGTATTCACGAGCTAGCACTATTCGCAGATTATCTCGCATAGCCACCAGCACTAGCGCCTGAGCGATGTTCTTAGTCTTGCCACCAGCACGGCCAGATTCTTCGACAATATAGCGCCTATCTCGGTTTATGATATGTTTTACCGCTTCCTCGTAAGCCTCAGGGAAGTTTACCTCTACTTCCATTTGTTTAACCTCCTTAGTATCTTTTCTTGTTTGCGATTATGGCCTGTCAAGTGCCACCTGTTGCACCATTTACACTTATACACGTCCATCTCGACACAATGTTCTCGCACCTTCTTTTGGTTCTCTCTGTTTGCCGCCCAGAAGGTAGGGTATTCCTTCTTTCCAGACGGACAGGTCATTTTTCCTTCTTCCTAGCGTTAATTTTCTGTTTTGCTGCGTCAGCAAACAGTTCATTCATTAGCTCCGTTGCTGTTTTTTCCAGCTCTTTTTCTTCATCTCGCTCTTTCTTGGCAATAAGCTTCTGCATAGCTCGTTCTTTATCCCTCTTTTCTTTTTCGTCAAGAATTGCCTTAGCGATTTCTTCAGCTGTTGGATAATGGATACTTGCGCTATATGGAACAAACATTTATAACTCCTCTCTACCTTTCTCTTTACGAATCTGGTTGCGAATCATAGTAACCTTTTTATTTGTATCCTTGATAGATTCTTCCATAGAGTCTACCTGAACCATAAGATGAAATATACGAATATCATAACGGTCTATTTGGTCTTTTAGAGTGAATATCTGCTCTGCAATTTGTCTTCTAACTTCTGCTTGAATAAACTCTCGGACAAGTTCCCCGTGCTTACGAGCTTCGCACAGAGCTTCGTATTCTTCAGAAGATAGTTCTTTGTCTGATATATTACTTATCCTCATCTTTTAGCTCCTTTCCTATGTTGGGATACATACCGCACACATCTCGTAATTTGAAGTATTCGCCTGTTCCATAAGCTTCGTCTAACTCCATCTTCCTAACTTCGCCGTCTCCAAATTCAAATATTAGTTTCATTTCTTATCCTTTCCAAAGTTAATAGTTATACTCTCGATATTTGCATTTAAGGTTAGCTCGTTCTTTGCCGGAGCTTCTCCTTTTGTATCTCGTATAAACTTTGCTGCTTCCGTGCTGCCCATAGCTTTTACATCTTGGGCTTTCTTGTACTGCGTATAGATGACCGCTTCATCGTTTGTCATTTCAATATTGTCGAGAGTTATTTTCCCTTCGCCAAACGCTTCGATAATTTCTCGCATAGTCCTTTTCTCTCGTCTTGCAGCACCAGAAGCTATGCCAGCTTTTCTAGCTAATTCTCGGCGCTCACTCGGAGTTCGTGCGCTATTTGGTATTAGATTTTGTTCGTTTGCCATCTAGTTTCCACCTTTCAATAAATTAGTTAATATTCCTTCAAGAACGTTCACTACAATCGAATTTCCGGCTTGCTTGTAGAGTTGACTATTTGAGTTCACTTTCTCGGCCTTCTCGAAGTCTGAATCATCGAACCCCATAAGTCTCCAACACTCTTTTGGAGTGAGTTTTCTGATGCGGTAGTTTTGGTATGTTCCCATAGTGTCAGAACAAGCAAGTGTCTTAGATACTTCGTGTCCGACTCTACCTCTACGAGTTGTACTGTTTGGGTAAGCTAAGTCGATTCCATCTCCATCTTTTGCCATATCATATCCCTTTTTATTAGCAGTTTTCACGGCTATACCCCCCCCAATTGGCTCGGCTACATAGTTGTCTTTTGCGACACTCGTGATAGTGTTTGTTGTGCCGCTCGTATTCGGTTCTAGATGTTGCTCGGTTTTATCTGTTCCCATAACATTTCTCCCTCTCGAAGCTACAATCATAGGTTCGAGATTGCCACCTTGCATTGTACTTAATGTCGGGGCTACCCCCCCCACTTCGTAGATTGAGCCTGCTTGATGTGTCTTGCCGTCCTTATCGTAAAGTCCACCTATACGGTTCACTTTGACATAGTTCGTTTCTGCAGGTCTATCGCTCCCTGTCGTTACTGCTCTACCCACAGATTCGCCATCTTTGACATCGAATCTGAAGCCACGACCGTTTTCTTTTTGTCGTTGCTCCCATTTGTAGATCACATCTAGCCTGTCTTCTGATAGGTAGTATTTCTCGTCAACATCAGTATCTAGAATATCCTTGAGTTTCTTTTCTAGAGGGAATGGCTTTGGGAACTCGAATAAGTCCTCGAAGTTATCGTATGCCTTATCCCATACATCTTCTCTTATAGACACAGTAAAGACTCTCTCTCTCTGTTCTGTGGTACACCGTAGTCTTTTGCGTTCAGAACTTGATAGTAGTTGACATAGCCTAGATTTCTCATAGCCTCTTGGTATGCCTCGAAGTTGTGAATATGCTTCTTCGACAAGAGGTTTTTGACATTCTCCCATATCACATACTTTGGTTTCAATTTCTCTACGATTCGGAGTGTTTCATACATAAGGGAAGAACGAGTACCTGAGTCTTTGTCGCCGCCTGCACCTTTGCCAGCTACGGAGAAGTCCTGACAAGGCGAACCGTGCATAATAAGGTCTGCCTCTATATCTTTGTTCCATTCTTTAATATCTTGTGGCTCGAAGTTCGTTCCGTGAATAGCGTTGAAACTCTTGACTGCATACTTGTCGATCTCTACACTATCAACTATCTCGTGTTCTATGCCAAGTCTTTCTAGAGCCTTACTACAAGCTCCGATACCACTAAATAATTCCAGAACCTTAATCATTCTCCTTTAACCTCCTTGATTAGCTTGTAGCATTCCTTACACACTCTCTTTGTTGGTCTGTATAGCACCACATTCGGCCACTTGATCGGCTTTCTACACATAGCACACACAGGCTTTCTCTTTGGTTTCATTAGTTTCTTCTGAGTTTCTTTTGGTAGAAGCTCGAATAGCTTAGTAGGCTTATGCCTCATTCTTTACCTCCAGTTAATTTACCTAGCCACATCTCAGCTTCTTCTAGCTTAGTCTTAGCGATACTAACTTCACGATAAGGCCTATTTATAAACTCAATATCAGATAGAACCTCATTTATTTTTTTCTGACATTTCTTAGCCATCTTGATATTTTGCTTATGAAACCCCTTTTCAAGTTCATCAAAGTTTTTCAACATCTTTTCGTGGTTGTCTGCCATACGTTTAATATAATCACTCATTCTCGCCTCCTAGATAGTCATCTATAATCTGTTTAGCTTCCTCGAACCCTACTGCAAAGTAGGCGGCATAGCCCTTCCTCTGGAGCTTATTCAACACCTCGTTTTGTTCTTCGAGATGAGAAGAAGCCCAAGTGCCGTCTTTCTTCTTAAGTCGGACACCTTTTGCTTTAAGCTCGATAAACAGTCCGTGGTGTCCTTTTGCTGGCTCAGCTATAAATAGGTCGGGCCAACCTCTGCGGCCACCATTCTGCCTATACTGTTTCATAGCCTGACCTTTTGTAAGCTTGATACCAGAGCCAAAGTCTGAGTGGAATTGAACGTCTGGATAACGCAGTCTAAGATAGTCTGCTACTTGCACCTGTAAGTCTGATTCTTTCATCTGTGTCTCTCCTCATAGTTCTCTAGCTGGAACCAGTCTGCCAACTCTCGCTCTAGTTTCATCTGTTTCTTAGTGATTTTTGGAAGGTTCTTTTTGAGCCACTTTACCCGGTGGTTCTTGTAGGCACTCCACGGGAACTTCTTGTAGTCCCTTTGTGTGTTGATAGACCACTCTTTCCCGATAAGTATGTCTGCTTTCATTTTTCGTCCTCCAATTCAACAACCCTATCTTTCATTTCTTCTTCGGTATAAAAGTCAATCTGGTTGCCGTATTCAGTCATATCTTCTTGAAACCCATATTTCCAAGAACCGTCGTCAAAAATGCCGAAGCAAACTATTTCGCCTTCTTCGCCGAATTTTGAACCAGGGCGGTAAAGTAATCTTATTCTTTGTCCTATTCTATATTTCATTTATTCTCCTTTCTTGTTTTAATTTCCCCTCGATGGAACTTATTAGTTATACTCTGAGGGTTCTTGTCGTTATAGATAACCAACGCTTTGTTTGGTGTGTACCTGATATAGATACTGGGGTTTGCTCCGATCGACCTATGTACGAAGTCATAGTCCCAACCAACGTTGATATTTTCATCGAATCTAAACTGCTTGAAATAATCAGTTCTAAATAGATAGCTCCAGACATTCCAGTTAACAGTTGGCTTATCGTGCCACTCTCCGAGAACTCTAGGTTCTTTGAAGTACCACTTATAAGCAATAAGATGTTCGTTATCGCCTAGCTCCGAGAAGATATTTTGTATGTAGTCGTCTGTTATATCGTCATCACAGTCGATAAAGGTAAAGTAGTCGTTCTTGACCTTCTCGATACCTTTGTTGCAAGTAGCAGCACCACCTGCATTCTTCTGTTTGGTATACTCGAAACCGTAAACCTTACACAGTTCTTCAATAGCTTTCTCACACTCTAGCTCCTCAGTTGAGCCATCGTTAATGCAGATAACCTGCACGTCTTTAAGCCTGTTATTATCTTCTAACTGGCCGTAGAGCTTGTTTATGAGCTTAATAGTCAAGTGGAGTCTGTTATAGATAGGGATAACAATGCTAACTTTCATAGCTCGCCTTTCTCTCTTAAATAATCGTCAAACTCGCCTTGCTGCCTTCTCCAAGTTAAACTACCTTCTCTTGGCGAGTTGTAGTGCTTAACGATAAGACCTGTATATTTCTCGGTCGGGTTCTTTTCTTTTAACTCATTCCAGAATGAAACGTCTTCAGCTATCGGAGCTGATTCGTCATACTTAGAGTCTCCGATAAACTCCTTCCTCATAAACTTCGTCTGTCCGCAATAGATGTCTTTAGAGTTTGGCGTAAGGTCGAAGATAGTGCCATCGTTTGTAATAAGGTTGAAGTAAACTAAATCTGTTCCGTCTAGATCTTCCATAATTTCTTCGAAGATAACAGGATAGAAGTCGTCATCAGCGTCTAACATAACTACATACTCGCCGGAAGCTTCTTTTAAGCCTGTGTTAAGGGCTTTGCCTAAGCCGTAGTTCTTTTTATGTTGGACTAGCTTAGCACGTCCAAACTCTCTGACCTTCCTAGCTGTGCTATCGGTTGATCCATCGTCCACTACGATAATCTCTACGTCCTCTCTATCTGGGATAGAGTTTAAGGCCATCTCGATAGTATCTTCAGCGTTATATGCGGCCATAATAACTGATACTTTATAGCGTACCATCTAGCACCTTCTTCCATAGTGGGCTAGGCTTTTCTTCATACTTAAAGCCCTTAGGGATACTGTTAAAGATCTTGTTGACATCTAGGTTAGATAAGTCGAACTTCAAGATATAACCGTTCTCGCCGTCTTTAATAATCTTCTTAGCCTGGTCGAACTCGGTAGCGATAACCGGAACGCCAGTAGCAAGGCTCTCGTGTATGGAATAGCAATAAGCCTCAGTATCAGACAACTGGACGCAGTAGTCTGCAATATGTAGCAACTGCTTCGTGTAGAACTGTGGCTCTACTTCAATCATCTCTGGAATAGACTTGATGGCTTTTTGTAGGTCTTTTGGAGCGACACATAAAGTCGAGCATACAAGCCATATAAACGGTTTGCCTGCACCTTCCAACCTTTTAGCCATAGATACCATACGCCAAAAGCCCTTTTCTTCGCTTGCTCTAGAGAGTGTTAAAAGAATTAGAGGCTTTTCGTCTAGCGGTACGAGTGGGTTAGTTATGATCGTTGAATCATAGCCAAACTCGTTCTTAAGACCTCTAGCAGCCGTTTCTGATGCTGCGATAATCTTGTCGAAGCGTTTATCTATATCAAGCTTGAAGTTATGCCAGCCATAACACTTCTTGATAGCCTCGAAGTCTGAATGGATAGTCTGATACCTTTTCTTCGCTTCTACACGGTCTAGAATGATAGCACCGCCATCATAGTTAGAAGATATAAGAACGTCACACTTATAGTGGGCTTTGCCATCGTCTACAACTACGTTACAATATTTGGCGAACTCCATCAGTTGAATGTCGTCTGCCTCAGAAAAGACGAAGGTTATATCCCTGTCCTCATATAGTTTGGCGAGAGTAAGACCCCAGGTTTCAATTCCTCCGATTACATAAAGCAATTTTTGGAAGAACATAACCTTAGGGCCTGTCTTTTTCTTGCGTCCTAGATAATCAACTCTGATAACCTTTACCTTAACTCCATTCTTTTTTAATTCAAGAAGTCGTGCATAAGATACTTCAAAGACCTCCCCCTCTTTTCGCAGTTGGTTATTATTCCTTATGTCAATAAACTCGACTTCAGCTCGTACTAGAATCATTTTTTAGACTCTCTCTCCAATATCTTTTCGGCCTCGTCAATATCTTCGAGTTCCTTTTCTTCGTTGGTCTTAACGCCTTTGAGCTTCTGGCGAGCGTCAAAGACACTCTTAGTAGCATCTAGAAGCCTGTTAAACTCTGGGCGTTCTAGGTCTCTTGTAAGCTCTGAGATAATATCTAAACGTTCTTCGAGCTTATCTTGATACTTTGCTTTCTTCTTAAAGAACTTCATCTTACCTCCGTCTTTAAATAAGCCATTACACGGCTCTTGCTTCTGCCGATAGCCTTAGCGATTTGTGTTAGCGTCTTACCCTCGCTGTTTAATTTCTTAGCCGTTTCGATAAGAGCCTTAGTCTGCTCTGTCATACCTTTACGCTTGCCATTAGCTCCACCCTTCTTGCCTGCGATTTTTGCAAGCTCTGGGTTAGCTGCGAAGCCTCCTGTGTGACCGTTGCGTCCACCCATAGCACCGATTCGAGCGTAGAAGTCTGAACCGTGTAGCTCGTAGTTTTTAGCCTTTGCCTTAAGGCCACCTTCTTTTGTCCCTGCCATTTATACCTCCTCTTTCGTTATTTCATAGTCAAGGTTTAATTCTTCAATAATGCTGGGGAAGCTCACAAACCTTTGTCCGTAGCGTGACTTCCAAGTATTACTCATTTCGTCCTCCTAAATAACCATTCTTGCTTGTTTATAGTCTTGATAGCGAGCCTCTTGTGTCTTTTCTGAAGGGGTGATGACACCTTCTTCTACAAGCTTGGCTCTTGTCCGCCTGATAGTTTCAGGGCTTGATACCTTCTTAAGATTCGATAGAAGTTCTGGATCTCTCCAGCCTTCTTGCCACCAGATAGTGGCGATAAGTCTTTTATCATCGTTTGCGAGTTCTGGGTCGGACTTAACTAAAGCCTCGATTTTATCTCGCATATTCTGTGTGTTAATTCTCATCTTCACCTCCCACCGCTGTCATTTCGTGGTTGCAGTACCACTTAGCTGCTTCTTCTATATCGCTCATAAAACACCTCCGATATAGACAACTCCACTCGCTATAATAAGAGCGAATAGAACCACGATAGCCAGCATAATTACAACTGATAAGACCGTGGCGAATATGAAACCAGGTGTAAAGTCCTCGTACTCATACTCGTAAGGGTTGATATTTTTCTTCTTTTTTGTCTTCATACCTCTCTTTACCTCCTTTTGAACCCTCGAAGGCCTCTCAACATACCTTCGAGCGTCCTAGTGAAGCGATAGTGAGTGTGGGCGTAGCTATCGCCTCGCTAGGCTCGGTGGATAGCAAACGCACCGAGTCAGGAGCTGTGGATACTCCTAGCGAACTACTGATTACTAACTAGAGTCATAGATAATTTGGAGTATATGGCCTCAGTAGCTCGTCAGGATAGACGAACCAACGCAGTTTGTCCGGTGTTGCCACCATTCGTCTATCTTTGGAAGGGTGGGGTTTCGCAGCGTGAGCTGGGAGTATGAAACCCCTTTTTATGAAGATCCGTGGCCTCGATATTGCCTTCCGTTTAACCAGCACCGCACCCTTGAGCTGGCACCACGATTCTTAATTGTTAAAGTATTTCTTAGACGCTGCTAAAGCGTAGGCTAGAGCAAGACCGATACCTTCCTCTTGGTCTTGATAGCGTGTGAGTAAGTCCTCCTCTATGGCGAGGAGTTCTTTTTGGTACTCTTGATAACTACTCATTTCTTAGCCTCGACTGCTCTTGAGATGATGTTTAACACCGCCTCTTTCTGCTTGTCAGACCATCCTGAATAGTCTTGGACTTCTTTGTATTCTTTTCTAAGTTCGTCCAAGCTCATCTTCGAGTATTTCTCTCTAAGCTCTGTAAAGTTGATACCCTTAGCAGTTCCAGGCTTTTCGTCTTGGTTCTGCATAGCGTTCTGAACCTCGTCTGAGCTTGCGATAGAAGTATCTATACCGATGCCGAGCATACCTAAAGCTCTACCAACTGCTGATGTTTCGCAGTTCTCGATATAGCTAGTCTTGTTAATAAACGTGCTACCTTCGTTCTCGTAAGCGTGGCCGGTAGCCTTTACCACTCCTTCTGGGTCTTTAACTGTTGCCTTGAAAACACATACTCCGTTATCGTTTGATAGAAGCTCTGTTTCGATAGCCCAGTCTTTATAGTTAGCCCTGAAGTGTTTAACTCTCTCGTTAACCTCTACATAGGCTTTGCCTTTAATGTCTACTGTTTTCATAGTTAAGTCCTTTCTCTAAGATTTCTTCTGTTGTTAATTCTTCTTCTTCCATCTTGTCGATGAGAAGCCTTCCAAGTTTACTCATAAGCTTATCCTTCCTTCATTTGCTAACCACTCTACGAAGTCCTCTAAGACTGCTGGGTCGTTCTTGACCTGCTGTCTGATTTCTTCTTCTGTGGAGCTGTGCTTAAAATGCCTAGCCATTAGTTTGATATAGTGTTCTTTGTTGTCCTTGTTAACGAGTGCCATATCTTTTCTCCAGTTCGATTACAAGCACCATAAATAAGCCTACGAATAGAAACCAGCTAAAGAGCTTTACTATTCCGTTGTCTGATAAAGCTATTTGATACATAGCGACCAAGATAGCTAAAATTGTTAGTTTAATTTTCTTCATAATTATTCCTTCCTTTGTTTCGTGAAGTCGTATGACTCGGCCAAGTTTAAAACCATTCATTCATAAAAAAAGCGAAGATCAAGCCGAGCTAACGGGCCGGTATGCCGATGATATATAACCCTTATTTGGTTGAAAAGTATGTAGATTTATTCCAATTACATTCACTTCACCGAGTCGTATGACCCCACGAATCTTAATGTTGTTGTTCCGAGTTGTTAAGTTGTATGAGTGGTAGCTTCCGCTCCGTTTCTTATACTCTTGGAGTTGAACCGCAAGTTCAGACTCCGAAGAAACCGTTTAAAAAAAGACTTCTTGATAAGAAGTCTTTATCTGTTGTCTACCCTTGTTAATCGTTAAGGCGTAGATCGTTAGTTGGGCGGTGCATTCGCATTGCGAAGGTCGCCAACTCAGATTTGCTTTCTTATCGTAAATCTATTTGTCCTTTTAATTTGCGATTTCTTGATTACAGTATATCAAATATAAGCGTTTTAGTCAAGACATTTGACGTGCAATTTTTATGTGATATAATGGAGTTATCCACAGGGTTCGCTTCTAGCGTTTGTCCCCCTGTGGTTTTTTTGATGTCAACAGGTATGGTGCAACAGGTACTCCCTCTTAAGGTCGTTGTTTACCAGGTGGGTGTAGTGGGCGGTGGTGTTAAGGCTAGAGTGACCCATTAGATCTGCGAGATGTCTGATATTGCCACCGTTTCCGATATAGTTGGTGGCGAAGCTATGCCTAAGGGTATGTGGTGTGACCTTCTTATTTATGCCAGCTCTCTCGGTAGCGTTTCGGATAATCATTTGGATAGTAGAGGCCGAGGCTCTTGTACCGTCTTTCGTTATTATAAGAGCATCTAAGCGGTCTTTACGCTCGGATAGGTACTTTGTCATATAGAAGGTTGAACGCTCGTCTAAGAAGCAGATACGGGGCTTAGAACCCTTACCTATAACGGTGAACGTTCCGTCTTTAATAGAGTCACGGTTGAGCTGGATAAGTTCTGATATACGGATACCAGAAGAATATAGGATCGAGATGATAAACTTAGTCCTCACCCTTGAAGAATAACGGATCATAAGTTCTACTTCTTCTGCTGATAAAAAAGAAGGAAGCACCGGCTCTCGCTTCGGTGCTGGTATTAGCTCATAATCTATACAAGTTTCCCCCCTAAGTTTCCAGTATTTCAAGACCATTCTTAGGTTGCAGATGTAGTTCCTAACAGTATTTTCGCAACGGTGCCGGCCATAGGTTCTAAGGTATGTCTTATACGCTGCTATATCGTCTAACGATACCATAGATAGCTCTTTATCTCCAACCGTTTCGCACCATATACGAATGCCGGCCTTGTAGTGTGTTATTTGGTTCTGATCCACCCCTTTAATTTCTAGATACTCCTTTATGTAGCGAGTATAAGCTCTTGATATTTTCATAAAAACAAACTCCCCCACCTCTTAATAATATCGTGGGGAAGTTAAGGGTTAGTGAGCCATCTTTATCTGGCAAACTGTGATGAAGTATTTAAGAGGAGCTTTAATCTTAGGGCCGTGGGCTTGTTCGTACGCAGTCCATATCTCATCTTCGCTTAAGTTCCAGGCACACTTACAGAAGAAGTTTCTGCTACCAGGAGCTTGAAACTTTGAAACTAGATGATCGGCGATATTGTCTACCTTCAAAGCTCTATCTTTCAAGTTACTCTTTCTTTCAATGACATTGTCATTGTATTTCTTTCTTAAACTTTCAATGACATTGTCATTGTATCCTTGCTTCCCCATAAAAACCTCCTTTTTTAAGCACCCAAAATGTAGTCGCTATAGTTATCCACAGCTTTGAGTTTTGTTGTTATGTAGAGTTTTCCACAATCGTACGATATTTGCTTGAACTCATTGTTTGTGTCTTTTAATAAATAAAAGACTCCTGCCTCAAGTAGAGGCTAACGGAGTCTGAATTTGCGGTTCAATAACTTTATCTTACACCATATCGGCTAAAATGTCAATATCTAGGCTGTACGTTTCCATACATATACAGACATATATGGTGGCAGGGTTGTTTCACTATCTGTCTTACCGTAAAGACCCACACCAGAATAGTTGAATGTAGACGATGAATCTGGGTTATGTGTAAACGTCCAAACGCTTGCTCCATATTGTTCGGAGAGTGTAGGTAGTGATGTGCCTGGGCCAAAGCCAAGAGTATCAGCGTAGTTACGAATAGCAGCAGCACCATTACTTGAGAGGTTGTGGTCGTGGCTTGCACTACCGCCTGTTGTACCTGGTGCATAGTTAGAGCCACCAGCCATTAGGAATGTGTCTTGAATGCGTTGCCAAGTACCACCAATAAAAGTAGCTGGGGAGGTGCTATTGACGCTCATATAGATAGAACCGACAGGATATATTTTGTCTATAAGGCTAGACCAGTCTACCTTTGGCGATGTTACAGCTTCGTCTGCTACAAGGTTGGTAGTGATGCTACCATTCTGGAGTATATTTTGTTTCTGGTTGATCGCTTGCGTGACTACTTTGTTCTGAACTGGGTTCTCGGAAGTGAGGTCTAATTGGTCGTCTATAACTGGTATAGTACCGTCTGAGATAGAAGCGGTAGTAGTACCGTCTTTATCTCTAATCGTGATAGTAGCAGTATTACCGACCTTCGTGACGGTTGCAGTAGGGCTATACCCATCTTGTCCTGCTGGACCTTGAAAGTCGCTACCATCGCCATCTGCAGGCCACCTTGTGCCAGACCATACATATAGCTTACCGTCTGCTTGCACGAAGTAAGCTACACCAGCATCTTCTGGTCTTAGGTGCTGTGGTAGATCTGCATATGTATTGACCGAGCCGTCTATCTGAAGCCCAGCACCGGCAGGCCCAGGGATACCCTGAAGCCCACCAGCGTTCTTAACTATGACGTGGTTGCGTTCTTGACTTACCTTTACGAAGTTGTTAACTACATTCGGGTTCATATAGCTCCTTTTATGATAAGTATGGTCTTAAAGCGTCTGCGAGGTCTTGTAAGCTGTTAATCTTTGGAACTGTGATAGCTCCGTCTGCAATATCGTTAGTCTGAACGGTTCTATGGAAGTAAGTCCAGTAGTCTATGTCTATCTCACCTGCAAGGTTAGAAGATGTGACCGTGATGTCTGTGTTGCCTTCGTAGAGAGCAGCAGAGCTAACGGCGTTAAGCTGAGAAATAAGTGTTGCATCTGTGATTTGAGTATCTGTTGCGGTTGCAAGAGCATAGTAAATAATATTTTCAACTACTAATGCTTTTGAGTAGGTGATAGTAGTCCCAGACACCGTTCCACCACAATATGAATATACAGAGCTATCTGCAACCATACCAGAAATAGTTTTAGAGTTAGAACCAATTGTATCTGTTGCAGTTCCTATCTCTTTATGCACATACCAGTCATTTCCACTCTTGTAGATGTAGTCTTGATAGGTTCCGATTTTGCAGAGTTCGATAGGAGTTCTCTGAGTGGTTCCTTTTTGAATTTCTACGCTGATATCTTCATTATATGTTGTATTAGCTGTGACTCTAGCACGAACATAGACTAGTTTAGTTTCTGTAAGTGTAAATGATACACCAGAGCTAGAGCTAGATACTAATGCTCCTTCAGATGAGCCATCTGAGTTAGTCCAGATGACCTGCTTCTGAATTGTAGTATTATCCGTGAACATAGTATATGTGCCAGCTCCTAACGATACTACCATACCACTTGAAACGGCACTAGCAGAGTCCAAAGTCCAGTTATTAGAGCCACCAGAAGTTCCATTCATAGTGATATGACCGTTTGACTTGGTGACACATACACAAGAACCCAAAGTTCTACTGTATGATCCACTCAAGTCGCTCCAGAAGTTCTGACCTAAGTCTATCGTATAGCTGCTAGTCTGGTTCTCTCCGTCTGAAATTGTGATAATCTGTTCGCCTGTGACGGTCTGAACTTTCTGTGGATAGTCTGGGTTAGGAGAAGCAACACCACCAACATAAGGCTCATAAGAAGTTATCACTGAACTTTTTTCAAGTTGTGGCTTAGAATAGTCAACTGTATTATCAAAGGCTATCCTAACATAGTTAGCACTAGCAGGAGCAGTTATAACTCCACTAGCTGGCAAGTTATTAGTGCCGCCTAATGAAGTGCTTTCATCTTGGCTACTGTAAAATATCACAACTTTTGCTGTTAGCCCGCTAATCGCATAGTTCTGGCCGCCTTCTATTTTTGTATAGTTTAAGCACGACCGAGTTGGGCCTGAATATGTAGTTCCAGCAGGGTAATTTAAGCCCGTGTTGATAAGAATATTATCTGGGTTAAATAAGTTCTTACCAGTATATGTATCCTGTTCCGTATCACCATACATATCGTTAAGAGATACGATATTAGAGCCTGCGTCTGTAAGCTCGATGGTTGTTCCTTTGACGTTTCTAACCATCTCTGGTTCTGGGCCTGGGTCGCCTTGATCGCCCTTAGGGAGTGTAAGGTTAAGGGTTTGGTTTGGAGCTGTACCTGTGATAGTTGCAGCTGCGGTATCGCCTTTTTCTACCGTACCGATAGAGAGTGTGTTAGCTGGACCTGCTGGGCCAGTTGCACCTGTAGCACCTTGTGGGATACCGAAGTCAAAGACAGCAGCCGAAGATGTACCAGAGTTCGTAACCGTAGCTGAAGCACCAGGAGAGAGGGTTGTAGTTGATCCAACCGTGATAGTTGCAGCCTGTCCGTCTGCACCATCTTGCCCTGCAGGGCCTTGTGGGCCTTCAAACTGTGAACCTTCGCCTTCTGCTGGGAACTGAGTACCAGACCAAACATAGAGTTTACCGTCTGCTTCTACAAAGTAAGCCTTACCTGCGTCTGCTGGAGTAAGGTTGGTTGGAAGGTCTTGATAGGTAGCTACTGCGCCTGTGATAACTAGACCTGCACCAGCATCGCCCTTATCACCCTTATCGCCTTTAGGAATACCGAAGTTAAAAACTGCGTCAGAGCTTGTGCCTGTGTTGGTGACGGTTGCACTTGACCCTGCTGGGAGTGTGGTGGTTGTTCCGACAGCTACGGTTGCAGAGGTTCCGTCCTTACCATCTTTACCTGCTGGGCCTGTCTCACCTTGTGGCCCTGGCTGTCCTGGAGCGCCTGCTGGACCTTGCAAGCCACCAGCGTTCTCAATAATGATGTGTGATACAGGTTGAGATACTTTAACTTTATTCTGAATCATTCCCATAGCCTATGCCCTCAATGTCGCAACGTCCATAATAGTAAACGTGCCGACAGCAAGGGTGTTCTCGGCAGCTGGGCTTTGCGAGTCTGTTACAAGTTTAATATCGTAGAAGTAGTCGCCGTAGTCAATATCGGTCTTATTTGCTGGAATAATGAGGTTAAGAGAGCCGTTCTCGTTAGCCTCGACATCAGTTCCGTAAGTCCAGCTTTCCTTGATAAGAGCGTCTGAGTCGGTTTCGTCTGAGTCTGGTTTGGCCTTTACGGTAAAATAGATTTCATCGCCATCGTGGAACTCATAGTCGCACACCTCTAGAATAATGGTACAAGTGTTCTTTCTGTAAAACTTCAATGGGTTAGCCATTAGTCCTCCTTAGTTTTATCTTCTTTGCCTTCGAGTCCTGCTAAGAAATTGTCTGCCTTCTTGTCGATTTTCTTTCTAGTTTCTTCTGGAACGTCAGACTTCTCTGCGAGCATTTCGCCTAAGATTTTGCCAGCGCCTTTAGCTGAAGCCATAATGTCGATAAGTTGGTTCTTTTCTTTGTCTGATAGGTCGCTATTAGCTAAGAGCTTGTAGCCGTCTTCAAGAAACTCGCCGAGATTTTCTTTGAGGCTTTTGATTCCATAAACACACTCACGCTTAGTGCTTTCGCCTTCTTTTTTGCCTTCCCCCTTTAAGATTTCGATTTCCACGATAGTATCCTATCGCATCGCCATTATCTATATTATATCATAAAAAAATAGAGCCGACTACATAAGCCGGCTCGGTTGGTGGGTGTTATTTGTAAGTTACTTCTGGCTCTACAGCCTTTAATGCTCGGATAAACTCCTGCAAGCGTTCAGGGCTTCCAATAAACCGTACTACTTTGTCGTCATAGATCTGGTCTGACTCGTGGAACTTGTCACATACTTCGTCTACTCCGTCTACATCGTAGTTCTCTCTAAACCTTATCCAATATACCTTCTTAGTCATATCAGCTACCCCCTTTCGACCTCGACCATATAACCGGTCTTGCCAGCTTCCACAGCCAGCATATTTATAGTCTTGTCGTCAGCGTCACCATAGATAAAAGCCTTCTGGTCTAGAACTGTTAAGTTGGCCTTTACAGGCTCACACTTACGCCACAATCTGTCCGCTACCTGTTCTGGGAGCGGCCCATAAATAGTGATTAGATAGTTCATAACACCACCTCCTTGAATGTACTACCCCCACCACCGCTACACTAAAGTTTGCCTTCTTTTTCTAGTCTTTCGACTTCCTTGTGTACCCAGGAGTTAAGGTTAAGGTCATTAGTGTAGTGGTCGTAGTTTTCATAGAAGCGTTCCCTAGCTGCGGTGTCGAGCTTAGCGCCTTCTGAAACAGCCGATATAGTCTGTTGCAAGTAGTTCTTGGTATTATCTATATCGACCTGGTTAACTTGGTTAGCTAAGCCGTCTATCTTGTCGTTAAGAGGCTTTAGCTCCTCTTTCATCACTTTCCCGAAGCGTCTAGACATAAAGCCAGCAATAGAACCACCAGCAGTAAGTATCCCAGCAATAAAAATAAGAACATTTGAAATATCCCCTAAAGTTATAGATTCCATAATATCCCCCTTGTACTGGTCGAACCTCGCTCTGAACGACCAGCAACTTTTTGGTATAATGTTTGTATTGTCATCGACCTGTGTAGTACAGTCGGAGCATAGGACAAGTTGAGAAACCTATGGTTGCAAGCATTAGAAAAAATGGTGTGCGAGCGAGCGATTCCAAATTTTTGCAACGATTCTGTCATTTTACTTCTTCTTCTTGAATAACTTAAACACGGTTAGTATAGCGATACCACCTTCAAGCAACACCTTAGACATATACTCAGCCCAAATTGAAGCATCTGGCGCTTGAATGGTGTTAATGATGTCAGGAATGAGAAGCGAAGCTACTAGCAAAGCGTCCCCTACGAGATAAGCGATAAACTTAACACTCTTAGGGAAGTCAAAGCCTTCACCGGCTTCTTCGATAAGTCCGTTGATTACCTGTTGGTCTTGGTATGGTTTAGCTGGTTCTGGAGCTGCCATATTGTCGTCCTCCTTTGGATCGTCATTATTATTGTCGTCATCGGTTGGTTCTGGCTCTGGGATAGGCTCTGTAGGCTCACCAGAAGGCTCAGAAGGCGTGTCTGGCTCTGGTGTTGGTTCTGGTTCAGGTTCTGGTTCTGGGAGTGGTTCTGGAGCAGGTGCTTGCTCGTTTACCCATTCCATAACACGAGAGTCTAAGACCGTTTCAGACCAGCCACTAAAACCACCTACGCCATATACTTGGCCGATGTAGTCGAGAAGCCAGTTAATCTCGCCATCAAAGCGTTGGAAGGTAGCTTGATGGACGTATGGCGAAGAATAGACTGTAAGGCTATTACCTTGTCTATAACCAATTACAACGTGGCCATATGCACCACCTTCATACCAAAGCGGAACCCACATATACTCTGGAATATCTCTGTCCCAATGTTTCGTAGGGCAACTCTGCCAAGCGGTCTTAGCTGAGTATGAGCTACCAGCTGCACCGTATGACCCTGCTACAACTGCTAAACACCAGCCGTACCAGTCTGTCAGAATCTGACCTCCGATCCAAATATATAGAGGGTTGTTAGGGTCGGTGTCTAGGTTAGGCCATAAGTCCTGCTTCCAAGCCATTACTTACACCCCCTCTTGCGGCCTTTGCCACCTCTACCCCCTAAAGAAATAATGCGATTATAAGACATATGCTGTCCTACACATCGCCAATTATTTATATTATACCACATTTTGTGCTATAATAGTAGGTAACTAAACGAAAGGACATATATGTATATTGAATCTTGGTTGATAATTGCAATTATCGTAGTGATAGCTTATTTATGCTATAAATTGACAGTTGTATCACTTAATATAAAGCGTGTATCTGATTATCTTGACACCATCTATAAAAAGAAGCAAGACCAAGTAGTCGGGTTGTGTGGCATTATTACAGCTGCAAATAGGGTTGGATCAAAACACATTCCGAAAAAAACCAAAGATGAGGTGTATATGGCTGAAGCTAAACATTTGATTACCATATTTAAGTCAGGCTATGCAACACCATTCTATACCAATAGTGGAGAAAGAGTTGACTTTGAAGAAACCCCATACAACCAGTTAAACACCATATTCTTATCTGACATAGAGGCCGACGACACCGAAGCCGTAAAAAAACTAGCTGCTGCAATTAAAAAAGATGCTGAACAATAAAAAAGAACCCCCTTGCGAGGGGTTCTTTTTGTTAGGCGTTAGCATCTGTGACGTATGTGTTCTGATACTGTTGGATAATGTTGCGAGCTTGTTGAAGTTTATACTTTCTAGTCGCTTCATCATCGAACGGTTGTGGAACGTAAGCTGAGCCGATTTTCTTAGCTTCGTCCTCTTTAATGTTTGCACCAGAGAGCATATATCCGATCTGCATAGCTAAGCTATCTGCGGTTGATGAGTATTTATTACCAGTTGCGTTAACGAGGTTTAGGAGTGGAATATCTTTGACTGTATAGCCGAAGTCTGGGTTCATATTCTCAAGCTCATTAAGTGCAAGAGCAGCTGCGTTTGCCTGCTGTTGAGTCTTCGAGAGTTTTACATCTTTAGTAGTAGTCTGTGGGTTCTGAAGCTCATACATCTTATAAGCGGTCTGATAGAGGCTTGCAAGCTTGTTATATGAGTCAATATCACCAGCTGCGAGAGCGAGGCTCATACCATTAGAGATGTCTGCAAGTTGAGCTTGAGCTGGGCTGACTTGTTGAGCTTGCATAGCTGCTCTAAGTGGTGCGTATTCAGCCTCGATATTAGCCATACTGGTACTAAACATATCTTCAAGATTCTGATAGTCTTGAGCCTTGCGAGCATTCTGCATCCTTTCGCCGGCTGCAGTCTGGCCCTGCGTACGGCCGATAATATTACCGAGGTATTGGTTAGTTGGTTGGCTAATAGGTTCTACCCTTTGTAGTACATCGTCAATTTTTTGTAGGCCTTTGCTTGCACCTTCGGCGACTGCGCCAGTAACCCTTCCGATTGGTTCTGCTCCTGCGCGTGCTAGTTCGTTCAAGCCAGTAGCTTCAGTCACAATGTTGATGAGGTTCTTGTCGTTCCCGGAAGTTGCATTTCTACGGATCTTTGTTTTATTCATCTCACGAGCCATAGTTCTAGCATCTTCGAATAAAGCCGTGTTTCTTACAGCGTCATTAAGGCTATCGAAGTTTGTGATATACTCAATAGTCTTGTCATTTGCACCAGCGTTCTTAAGCCTAGCTGCAAGCTGAGACTTCGTATAGTTATCGTTAAATCCATCCATCGCTTTATTCGCCATACTGCGGAGATCTTGACCGATATTTTTATAGTAAGCAGCCAAAGCAGCTTCGTTTGTGTTTTGGACTTGGCCATTCGTTGCGTTTATGCCCTTCGTCCTATGGGTGTCTGATAGATCCATAAAGCGCCTAGATTCGTCAAGAAGGTCTGCTGCTTTGTATTGTCCTGGCATATTACCTTTTTCAAGCCTACCAACTAGACCTTTAATTTCAGCGTCTAGCGTCTTCTGGTATGCTGGGCTTTCTATTACTTGGCCTGATAACGGTTGTGAAACTCTGTTTACAAAATCATTATCTACAACAGAAGCGTCGCTGTTCTTGATGACATCGTCGATAAACTTGTTTGTCGTGGTAGAAACTTTAGCGGCCTCTGCATAATCTTTCGGCTCGTAACCAAGTTCTCGGAGCCTCTCAATGCTATTGTTGCGTTCAATTTTTTCAGCCGTCTTTGAAGATAGAGTGTTGTAAACCTCTCTGTTCTTCACACCTTTTGCGACACCTTCTAGTTTCTTGCCTAAACCGCCAATAACGCCCTTCTTTTCAATTTTGACTTCGTTGCCAGACCAGTCTTCAGGTTTTGTATAATCATTCCCGATAGTAGGCTCTGTAACTGTTGTAGGCTGTGGTTTAGCCGTAAGTTTACCTTGTATTCCTTGCTTTAGAGCATTACCAGCGCTCATAATCCCAGCTTGTGTAGCGCCCGACATAGCACCAGTTAAACCACCTTGAAGTGCTGCGCTTGCAATATCGCCACCACCAAGAGCGGCCGAAGTACCTGCACCTGTTGCACCACCGACAGCACCAGATAAAGCACCACGTCCGAGAGTTGAGGTAGCAAGTTTGTTGTTAAGAAGCTTCGAGCTGATGTTTCCAGTAGCATTACCGATCTTCTTATTGAGTCCACCTGTTGCAAGGCCTGCTACTGCACCAGATATAGCACGGTTAGCAGCTGATTCCATATTAGCGTTTGCACCCTGCTGTTGGAATTCGTCTGCGATACCTCCGATAGCACCTGCCGCCGTATTGCCAAGAGCAGATGTGCCGAGCTTGGCTGCTGCGCTACCTGCACCAGCTACACCAGGGACTACTGCTGTGCCAAGCGTGGTAGCAGCGTTAAGAGCTGTACCTGCAGCTTTAGCAGCTGCATCTTTGTCTGTTTCTGCGTCATAGAGCCAGCGTTTGAAAGCGTTTTGGTTTTCTTGTGTTCCAGCTTTGCCTTCAAGAAGGTCTTTAATGCCAGCTGCACCTCCTCCGATAACACCGAATGTACCTTTTGCGACATCACCGATACCCTTGCCGATGCCTCCGACAAGGCTACCAAGGAAGCCACCAAGTCCACCATTGTTTGTGTTATAGGTTTTGTCGAGCTGGGCTTTCTGGTTGTTGTATGCTTCAAGCTGTTTACGTTTGCGGTTCTCCTCGTCAGCTGCGAGGATATTGTTTAAGATGTCTGCTGAGATTTCGTTATATAGTGCCATATTCTACTTACTCCCTACATATTCGTCAAGTAGCTGTACCTTCCGAGGTTAGCTAAGCTTCTAAGGTTATTATTCCTGTTTGCGAAGGCTGAGATAGTATCACCACCGACACCGTTTGTGCTTACTCCGTTGTTCCAGATATCATTCCAGTTATTCCAGTTGACATTTCCAGAAGTTCCAAGCAAGAACTCTGCAGCTGAAACTCTGTTACCATTTCTTACATAGAGAGCGTTTCCACCATTATCAATGACCTGATAGCCATTTCCAAAGTCCCAGCTTCTTACGTTGTTGTTGCCACCGCCACCTTGTCCGAGATAACTGTATGCTCGGTTCTGAGCTGCGATAGCTTGACGTTGAAGTTCTGCTTGTCTTTCTCTTTCGAGTTCGTCATAGTATCTCTGGACTCCGAGCCTTGAGATTTCGTCATTCATCTGTGCGAGCTGAGTTTCAAGAGATAGTCGGTTCGAGTTAGCCTGAGTTTGGGCGTTTTCAAGAGCCTGACTTTGGTTTGTGTTAAGCTGTGTCTGGGCTGGAACAAAGGTCTGTTCGTAGTATTTCTTGTTCGCTATGTTCGCAGCACCGCCAAAGCTACCACCAGAACCGGCAGCTTGCATAGAGGCGTTTGAAGCAGCCATATTTCGCTGGTTGTTTAGAGTGTTTTGCTGATTTGCGTAGTTTTCGTTTATCTGCTTTTGAGTTTGGGCTAAGTTCCCCTCGATAGCGTTGATTTGGTTTTGCAACGCATTTCTAGAGTTATCATAACCCCTGCTTATCTCCGCAGTATATTCTTCAATAGATTTGACCACGTTAGGATTACCTAACACATCGCCATTACTTATATTATATCATATATTAGTTGTCTTGGGTTGACGGAATAAACTGATGGATACGAGCG